ATGGCATACTATAGCATAGAAAAACGTCCGCGCGCTGATGGTACAACGCGCTACCGCTGCACTGTGGGCGTGAAGCAAGGCGGAAAATACATCTACCGCGAGAGCAAAACATTCGGGCGCCACCAGCTCGCTAAAACGTGGGGTGCCAACCGGGTGACCCAGATAGAGGCTGATGGGGTGCCGGGTGAACATAGGTCAAGTGATCTGACTGTGGGTGACCTTATCAGGAAGTACATGAATGATCCGGCGCTGGGAGGAAAAGTCGGGCGCAGTAAAGGTTATGTACTCAACATGATTGCCGACTGTGACATTGCCAATATTAAGCTACTGGATTTGCAAGACCATCACGTCATTGAGCATTGTCGCGATCGCAACGCTGCCGGTGCAGCCCCAGCAACAGTCGCTCAAGATCTGAGTTACCTTTCATCCGTTCTCTCTACAGCCAAGCCTATCTTTGGCCTGGGCTATACTCGTAACCCAGCCAAAGACGCAAGGGCTACAGCCCTTAAAATGGGATTGATAGGGCAATCACAGCGACGAACCCGTAGACCAGCCAGCCAAGAACTGGAGCGCCTTTTCGCCGGTTTGAGAGAGCGAGCCAGTAAGCGCCAGTCGATAATACCCTACGAAGATATTCTCAATTTTTCGATACTGTCATGCATGAGGATAGGAGAAGTCTGCCGCATAAGGTGGGAAGATATAGATTTGAAGCAAAAAGCTGTAATGGTGAGAGACAGGAAGGATCCGAGAAAGAAAGCCGGCAATCATATGATGGTGCCGCTTCTCGGTGAGGCGTGGGATATCGTTCAGCGCCAGCCGAAAAAATCAGAGCTTATCTTCCCCTACAAATCTCAGTCCGTTAGCTCAGGATTCCTGCGTGTCAGAGAGCGGTTAGGGATAGAGGATTTGCACTATCACGATATGCGCCGCGAGGCCGCCAGCAGGCTGTTTGAGGCGGGGTTTAGTATTGAGGAGGTTGCTCAAGTCACTGGCCATCGCAACTTGAATCTGCTTTGGCAGGTGTACACCGAGCTCTACCCGAAATCGCTGCATGAGAAATTCGAGCAGTTGAAGAAATCGAAGTTGACCGAAGAATGATCGGGCTGTACAAATAGCCAGCACACCTATACCGGACTCAAAATATGAAATCTCAAGACGAAATTATCGGCATGCGGCAGCTGACCAACTTTCAGGCAGACCATAGCGCCTTTGGCGGTTTCGTTCTGCTGCGTTCATCCTTCGTGGATACGATGTCATATGTGTGCGCTGACAAGTCCACCACCTTTGCCGATCAGGATGTGATGATTCGGCTGGACGTTGCCAAGGCTCTGATCCGCGAGCTGCAGAAGCGCGTCGATTACATCGAAGCTGGCATCGAAAACAACGCCGTGCACCTGGTTGATTAAACAAAGATTGCGGGTGATATCGGTCACCACCATCTCGCCAGCATAACTATTTGATAACTTTGCAAAGACCTGTCAAAAACCATCCATTTCCCGCCAGGCGGTCAGCACCACCAAAGATGCTGCCCCTGCCGATGTTCAACCTGACTGAACACTACGAGGCCGGCGACGGGGCAGCAGATTTTAGATAGGGTCAACGTTCACATTTTCAAGAGCGGCAGTTTCCTCGACTGCTTCCGGTGCTGCTTCAACCTCGCGCACAGGCATTTCCAGGCGCAGATCAATCCAACGTCCCGGCGGGATATCCATCGGCTCACCGGCCACAATCGCGGCTGTGTCGATGTCAAAACGGCGTTTGCTGACCTTCACATAGATTGTGCCATCCTTGCCGGTGTTGGCTGAGACAAAGCAAAGGCGGTTGCCGTTCACGTCCTGTGGCACTTCGATGTTCCAGCCCTCTTCCGCAAAACCTAACGCGCCGGTGACTTTATAAACACCAATAGAAACACGCTCAGCGGATACTCCTGCTGCCTCTGCGTTTACCGCTGCAAAGCCGGACAGTGTAAAGCCGTCAAGATAGTCATCGGTCATCTTTTCCGGCGCGCCGGACAACCTGGCGATCGGAGACGCTTTCTTGATGAAGCCGTTGGCGTCAACGGTTGTATTGCGGGTGTCCCAAACCCTGGCCCACGGCGCTACAGTACCATTTTCATTCGTTCTGTAATGCAGACCAAAATTTCCGCGAGATGCGATCTGGAACGCATAGTTAGCAAGCGATGTATGCGCTATATTGATCCCCATAAATGCCGAGGTAGTGGGGGCTGGGCCATCGTTTGCCGCGGTATTTCCCGCAGTTAAAAACTGCCCCTTCGCTGAAGAAAGCGCTATATCCCACCCAGTATTTACCCCCTTCCCACCTATCCCATAATCCCCAGGCTTTAACGCACTTGCTAGCGTAGCCGCCGCATTGTTTTCACTGACTTTTGCAGCTGCTGCCGAGGCCGCTGATTTATCAGCGGACAAAGCCGCCTCAGCACGCAGGCGATCGACCGTCTGCACAATCTCTGGCGTGATATCACTTTCACCTGGACGCCGCAGGAAATCATTGAGTGTACCGGGTAGGGAGTCGGTATAAACCTCTATAGTGCCTACTCGTTCCGGTTGTGCGCCATAAACTGACACAATCACCTCGTAGGCACCAGGCTCTACATTAAGCGAATACCGGCCCGTATCATCGGTGACAGATTGCGACTTTGCCAAATTCAACACCGTGGATGATGTTTTCATTGAGCGCATAGTAATAGTTACGCCAGAACGAGAATCACCGTAAGGCCCCTTTAAAACTCCGCTGATTAATACCATTTAATATCTCCCATACTTTTAATTTTTTCAGGTCATCCATTGCAGCTTCCAGTCGCTCTACTTTTTCCATCAACGCAAGAATCGCTTCGTGATGTAGCCCGGCTGAAACGCCTGAACTATCTGGGGCTAGAACGTCTTTTACAATCGTGCCGTCACTCAACTCCATATCGCCGGAAATAAACACTGATTCGGGAAACACTTCTTGTATTTCTTGCGCGATAAAACCAACCCCAGCACTGCCATTGGATTTAAGGTTCCACATATAGCCGCGCAACTTTTTCATTTTCCCAAGAGGGTCTTCTATTAGGCGAACATTGTTTTTAATTCTAATATCTGAATTCTCTACCCATTTCCCGTTCGCGGCATAGGCATTCCCATCAGATGACATTGAAAATGCCACTACGAGCCCGCCTGTTGCATTTGCAATACGGTATCTAAACCCCCCAGCTCCCTGCCCTCGGTTATTAACGAATTCACTGACGCCATTGGAACCATCCCAACCAATAGCAGTGCAAGCATCAACGACAATTCCATTAACCCCCTGAGTTTTTACTATCCCGTTTATCAATCCACCAGTTTTTCCATTGATAGTACCCAGGCGGTTATCGTTTCCAGCAGCCACAGTGTTTGCGGTAGTACCAACATCACGGGACGCCGAGTTGCCGAGGTCGCTTTTATTGGCCTTTTTATCGACTTCTGTTTTATCCGCCTTCAAATTCAATGCAGCGGTAAAACTATTCCAGGCCGGGCCGGTGTAAGTGCTGCCGTCAGGTAACGTCACTGTAATGTTTCCGGTGCCGCTGAATACCTGTTGCCAGTTGTTTTTATCGAGGTTCAGTCCACGTAGCGCTTTCGCTGTCTCTGCGGCCAGCTGGGCGGTGATGGTGTTCATCGCGTCGCGCGGTACGGCATACCATGCTGCGCCCGCCTGCGTTGGGCCGTCATAGGCTTTAATCAGCGTAGCCTGTGTGGCGCTATCAACGGTTTTCACAGGTAGCGTATAGGTGACGCCGCCGACAACGCTCACGATGAAATCACCGGCTTTCAGTTCGGTATTGAATGCCGTCCCCGTCCCTTTCACTACGGCGGAGTTGTTCGTTAGGGTAAGAGTGCCTGCGGGCATGATGCTCTCCTAAATCGTTGCATAAAAAAACCGGCTCAGTGGCCGGTTGTTAGAAGTAATGGGCTGCGTTTATAACCATGAGCGGCATCTGTGACGAGTACCATCGGTTTGAGGTATTCCACTGGGTCTGTATTCTTCTCCCTGATTCAGAACGCCAGAATTGGACGGCGCTGCCGTTAAACCGATAGCCGCAGCTGTAGTAGTTATAAACCCCGCCGCTGCCTTGAGAATCACCACGCATAAACGCATTAACGGCTAGGGGGATCATTGGTCTGGCTATGCCTGTATCAACCAAATCCTCTGGGTTCCTGCCGACATTAACCGAGCGACCATCCCAGACTAACGGCTCTGTATCGCTGGTGAATGTGTTATTACCGGCGGCGTTCTTAATCACCATTCCGTAACCGCGTGGTGTCGGTGGGTAATAACCGCTGTTCATAATGACCACTTTCACATTGGCCGTGGTTAACACCGTTTCACCCGAACCATTATCACGCGATACCGTTAATTCGTTATATTGCACAGCATGGTAAATAGAAACGCCGGGGTCATCGCACCGTACAAAGACAACCTTGGTGTTATCGTTTTGAACGACTGGCAATGTCCATTTGCCGTTAATTGTCACTTCCCCTTTCCAGGCAACAAAACCCAGCCTGGACGAACTGTTAATGCTCATCCAGTCCACCGAGTTTTGAATCATTATTCCATATGTGCCGGAAACTGATTGCGGCGGTTGAACCTGGTATATGCTGAATTCGGTAAAGAACGCCTGTTGATTTGCATTGGTAAAATCAACAATTATCCTACTTCCATCGGTTCGCCATCCAGTAACCCCGCCGTAAGACGGGGGGGTTGTCTGACTGCCGAATATATACCCGGTCTGACCAACCAGAAAAACCGGGTTCCCAGCGACGTAATCAGGCGGAGTATAAATCTTTTGTTTATTGCCATCCGCCCAAGGTTCTTTATCGTTGGCTAACAGTGAAATGCTATTAACCGCCGCCAGCTCTTTGCCATTCATCCACAGGCCATACGCCACGCTACAACCTCCCCATTCTCACCCGCAGATTGCCGCCAACGTCATAAACATTAATCTGGTCGCCGCGTATTTCCATGCGCCCATTACCGTCGCCGCCGTTAATCTGGATTTGACCAGCCCCTGCGCCGCTTTTATCCATCCGCCAGCCGCTGGTTGCGCTGAAATTGTCGGACTGAATAAAGCCGCTGATTTTGGCGTTTGTGATTGCCGCATCCGCAATTTTCGCCGACGTGATAGAGGCGTTCTGAATAAAAGCATCGCTGATAAACACCTGGCCGTTGACTACAGCGAACGGCGAGTATTGCGTGTCGCCGCTGCCGCTCATCAACACGAACTGATTGGCGTTGAACCCGATACGGGTGATGACGGGTTTGCCGGTTTCTGCCAGCACGGCGATCGACATGCCCGCGTTGTAGAACACACCGTTTACCCTCACACCGGCTTTCAGTGTGTGGATTGCCGTTGCGCCGTCGGCATCAACTGTTGCCGTCAGCTTGTCCTCCAGTACCGCTGTCACGTCGTCAATCTGCGCCTGTACCTGCGTGGACAGTTCTGCCAGGGCGCGATCGACTTCCGCTATCGTGGTTTTCACGATGAGAATGTCAGCCCGCACCGCGCCATACTGCGCCCACTGGTGATCCACCGTCGCGTTGTTGGCCAACGCATTCTGGATGATGGCCTCAATGTTTGTGTCAATGTCACCAGTGAGGCGGTCACCGTCCTTATCCGTCAGGAAGCCATCGCCAATGCTCTCAAGATAGTCACCGGCGTTAGCGTTCGACTGCCCCTTAATCCAGCCAGTCCAGTCGCCTTGGTTGCCAGTACGGTCTTGCAGACGAGCGCGGAACCAGAACTCCTGCCCCGCCTTCAACCCGGTCATGGTGTGGGTGTGCAGCGGATACGGGATATCGGCCAGCAACATCGCGTTATTCCCGGCGGCGTTATCTGCATACTGAATTTCGGTTTTCAGCGTGTCCTCGGCCCCGTCTGGGAATCCCCAATCGAGCTGGATACCCCAAAGTAACGGAGAAGCCTTGAAGCCGACCGGCACCGGCGGCTTGCCTTCTTTCCCTTTCAGGTAGGTTTCCATCGACGTCGCCCAGATAGACGATACGTCACTGGCGTTGATGGCCCGCACGCGCACCAGGTAACGACCGGCATAAATCCCCGGCACTTCAATACCGAGCGCCGAGGTGCGCGGCATCGATACCCAGTTACCATTATCTTTCCGCCATTCCGCCTCATACGCTATCGCGTTATCCACTGCCCCCCAGGCGGCGCGCATGGTGGTAATGGCGATACCCTGGCTCACCGAGGAGTAGCTGTCGATGGTGATGTTTTTCGGCGGGGCTTGCACGCCAGGAGGAATAATAGATATCGGGCGATCGTCGATACGCGCGCCAGTATCGATACGAGCGTATTTGTTCGGGTCATGCTCGGTTGCATTAATGGTAAAGGTGTTGTCGCCATTGTCAGCGATACCCACCACGCGGTAGAGCTGCACCGCCAGATCGTCAGCGTCGATAGACCAGGCAGACTCCGGCACGGGTATCTCGCTATAGGCAGTGGTAACGGTCACCACGCGCTCATTCACCGCCTGCACGGTGCGAGCCTGTGCTTTGCCTGAAGGCAGGTTAATGATCAGGCGATCGCCGACTTTAGCGCCTGGCTTTCTGTCCAGCTTCAACTTGCGACCGTCCACCGCACTGATACGGCCACCGATCACCCGACCGGCAACCATCTGATCGGCCACGCCGACGATATGCCCAGGCATGGGGATCATGCCATCGAGGCCAACAGAGAAAGTAACCGTGCGGTCTTGGCTGTTGGTCAGCAATGCCCAGCGGCCCCGGCGGTTTGCCTCGCTCTGGCGCGTACAACCGATCGCTGTCAGCTCGGTTTGGTTCACGTCGTACCGGCGCACCAGGTCGCTATCAAATACGGCCTCTATCGCATCGGCGTAGTGGTTCGCCGGATCAGACCAACTGACCATCGCGGTGCTGTATCGGGTGCGTTCGCTGGCCGACGAGTAGGTAAACTTGCCGTCGATAACGTTGGCACGGGTATAGGTGAAGTCCATATCGCGCGGCATATCCGCCAGGGCGACCATTTGGTTTTGTCCCCAATAGGTCATGCCACGGAAGATACCGGCCAGATCGCTTAGCACCGTCCAGGCATCCTCGCGGGATTGAATGTAAACGTTGCAGGTAAAGCGTGGCTCCATGCCATCACCGCCGCGACCATCTGGCACCGGCTGATCGCAATACTGTGCGATGCGGTACAGTTCAGTCTCGGATACCTGGGTTGAGTCGATGCGATCACCCAGGCCAAAGCGTTCAGCCAAGAGAATGTCGTAGAACACCCAGGCCGGATTATCGCTGTAGGCCCACTTAAAGCCCCCCGTCCAGACGCCAGTATAGCTGCGCGTTTCCGGGTCATAGTTGTCAGGCACGCGGATCACTCGCCCACGCGGCGCGCAACTGATCTTCGGGATGTTCGGAAACTGTTTGGAATCGAACTCAACGTACAACAGCGCAGTGTTCGGATAACGCAATTTGGCATCGATAATTTCGGTCAACGCCTCGATGTTCATACGATCGGCGATCCGGGCGCTGTTAGCGTTAGGCGTCAACCGGCGAACGCGCACCTGCCAGCCCGTGGTGGCCTTAGGTAAGTTGATGCGGTGAGAACGTTCATAAAGCGAGGTGGTTTTGTCGTCGATTGCTGCCGTTAACATTTCCTGATAGCTGCCGCCATCAGTGGCCACATCAATGGCGTATTCGATGCGGTAGCCGTTAACGTCGCCGTTGTCCTCTTGCTTTTGCAGCATCGGCCAGCCAAAGCGCAGACGCACAGCGGAAAGCTGCAGGTTCGATACTGACCGCACCCACGGCGTGCCGCTTTTTAGTTCTGTGCCGACGGTGATCTCGTTTTCGACAGCAGGAATACCCTGGATATAGTCCTGTGCCTGCGTACCTGGGCGAAACTCCCAGCGGAAGCCGGGGAAATTTTCAGAGCCATCGGCATTAAGTGCGGGGGTGCCGTCAGCAAAAATGTTTGTGCCATCCAAGCCACCGGCAAACTCGCCTTCGCCCAGCGCAAATAACATCTTCGCTCTGGCGATCGATTGAATGCTGTCCGGCGATTCTACTGGCGTGTGGCCACCGCCGCCGCCACCTTTGCGGCCTTTTATCGTTACATTGTCCATATTGCACCAATGAAAAAAGCCGCGATAAGCGGCGTAGTGAATACACTGATCAAATATCAGGGTTTACGGATAAAATTAAGACACTATCTTGTAATGACTCAACACGACCATGTAGAGGCATGGTGGTTTGAAATCAGAGGGATGGCTGAATACCTTACTAAAGGAAACGAAATGCTTATAAACTTTGATCCATTACGAGATTTGGAAAAAGACAGACGGTCTCATCCGTGGGGGAAAACGGTTTACAACGAAAGATCTGGGTTTTACTCAAACTTTATTGAACACCCAGAGCTTATAACTGAAGTACTTGAAGACTTTAAACCCCATGAGGATAAGGAAGCAGTTCAAACATTCTATACATTTCTAAAATGGATAAATGGCTCTGAATCAGCTTTTGAAACCAATGATTGTGCATTAAGAGAAAACATCATAGCTAACACAGATTCATTATTTAAATTCACACACAAAATTGATGGTCGTGTAGAGTTTTTTCTGAGAGAACATCAGTATAACTGTCGCAAGGATATCTCTACCTGGTTGATGAGAATGTCATCGCTTTATTTGCAGGTAGAAAGGCCCGACTTCCTCAATGCCCTTGTCGATATCCAACTCGCGCCGACAGACTTCATCACATTGCCTACTGACCAAAGTAACGGCTACAGAATCAGGTTGGTCTTTAATGCTTATGGGAATGGTGATGTTGAAGTATGGGAGGCTCTGAACACTACGCTCAACAACATCTTTAAATCCACAAAAAGGTTGAACAACGCCCTCTCTGAAGGAGCTAGCCCCACATTCCCTTAAGGGAAGGCTTTCCAGTAATTTTAACAAATACATACGACCTCGCATAAGGCTGATTCTTCAGCCTTTAATTCTACATCCACAGCTTACTGTTGATCTTCAGTGTAAATACCAGCAGAGATAATAGCTCCGCCTATCTCGCGTGTGCCGTATAGCACACCAACAGGATTACCCTGTGCCGTTGTGTTCACCGGCCCTCCAAAGGCATAACTCGGTTTGTTGTCCTGGTCTTGGCGCATGCGCAATCCGCCCATTTGTGGGGAGAGCATTTGAACAACACCACCAAGGGCCATTGCTGCACCTGCATAAGCCATAGAAGCCCACCCTCCCGTTGCCGAAAAAACACCAAGCCCAGCGGGTGAGAAGGCCATAGCCGCACCAATCAATGCCACGCCTAAAATAGTTTGGAATAGGCCAGCGCGCTTGCTCCCAATCACAACGGGAACAAGGTGAATATCTTCCGTCCCTTTGGTGAGTTCAAGCTCATCCTGTCCGACATTGCGCTTACCAACGAAAACTGAAAATGTCAGGCCGCGCTTGTGCGCCTCAAGCATGTAGCGTTCAAAGCCTGGCAACAGATTTTTCATCGCATCAATCGCCTTTGGCACCGTTGGTGCTCGATATTTAAATTCGCGACCGAAAATCTTAATCATAGGGCCGTGAAAGCGAATGGTTCTGAGTGAAGTATCAATAAAAGCCATACAATCTCCAATAAAAAGGCCCCTTTAGAATGGGGCTATAAACTCACTTGTTTGCGCTATTAATTAATATTTTACATTCTCGCTTATTAAGCTCAATACCACCTGCCGCCGTGGTTCCATTTTTACAGTCAGTTGAAAGTTTACGAATACTCAATGCACCATACCTCTCACCTTTTGCACTAAGTAATTCATTAATCTTTGTTGAATCTGATGTATTATATTTTTGCTGCGAATCCATTAATGCCATAAACCAAGCCCATTTTCTTACATATTCACTAAGGATTGGGTCTTCTTCTATATCTTTATGATTTTTAAGATATGCATCCAGTGTAATTGCATTAGCAAAAAACGAGGTCAAAAAACACAAAGTCAGTGCAGATAATACTTTTTTCATATCCATTTTCCTTAAATTGAAAAATGGAATGATAGCATCACATCAGTTCTTTGTGGCGCAGCACCTTCACAGTTCGCTCTTTCCAATAGCCGCCGTAAGGCACCCGCTGGCTAAGCATGCCGTACATGTGGTGCAGCAGCATACCGTCTTCGAGCAAAATACCGGCATGGTTCGCTACCGGTGCAGAAACCTGCATAATCACCATGTCACCTGGCATCGGTGGGCCGTCGAACTCCCGAAAACCGCAGTCGTGCCAGTTGTCCATGTAGAGATTTTCGCCCCGTTCCCACCACGGATAATCAACGCGGTAATCCTGGAGCTCTATGCCGTGCTCCTGCCGGAAATAGCTCATGATCAGCCCCCAGCAGTCGGTATGCCCCAGAACGAACTGGCGGCCCACCAGCGGTAGCTCGCCGCGCGGCAAGATTGTACGCAAATCCCCCTCCGGCCAACTGGCGATCGCCCAAGGCAACTCCATTGCGTCACACTGCGCCTTGTCCAGTTCGCTTGGCTGCGTGGTGGCATCCGGGTGACTGTGCACAATCATTGTGATCGTCCCCCACTCGGCAGCGGTCACATAATCCTCTGGCGACAGATGAAATTGTTCGGTGGGATTGTCCGCCAGGTTACGGCAGGGAAAATAACGCTCAACGCGGGATTTCTGCGCCACGATGCCGCAACACTCGCGCGGATACTCTGCCTCAGCATGCGCCATAATGGCCGCTATGGTTTTCTCTTTCATAACGCCACCTACTGCTTAATCAATGCTGCGCCAGGGAAGCCGCCGAACGGTAAAGTCTCAGTCTCACCAAAACGTTTTTGGCAATCGCTCAGCAGCCCACCGCACCGATCTTTACTTGGGTCATCCACCGGATTTCCCTTGTCATCAAAGTATCGAGTGCCTGCGTAATCGCAGCCCTTACCGGTGCGATACCATCCACGTGAACACCAGGTGCACAGGCTGTGGATTTGGCGGGTCGGGATACGCAATCCCCGCAGGTCTGCCGGGCTGGAGAGTTCGAATTCCACCGCCTCATCGCTTTCCGTCGCTTTGCGATCGATGTAGAACACCTGTAGCTTTTCCTGCACCGGGTCAGCCGTTGGGTTCCCTTCTGGAAAATTTCGGGCATCAAGGTAATGCACCAGCGTATCGTGGATCAGCACCTTGGCCTGGGCCATATCTTCAAACTGAAGGCAAAGCGCAGTGATCAGGCCGTTGATATTGGCAACCGTCAATTTCGGCTCCGTGCTTTGGCTGTCGGAGGATATTTCCAGCCCTTCAACGGAAAACGGCCACGGTCCGTACTCCTTGCCCTGCCACCAGATCGATTTTGCGGGTAGTTTCGTTTCGTCCCCGCCAGCAGCGGCAAGCTCTTCCGGCGTATAGGGAAGCGTGTCGCTGTGAAAGCGCAGAATATCAGCGCCGAACTTTGTCCCGTCCACTTCAACAAGGCGAACGCGGTTGCCCGGCTCCAACTTCTGCAGGTCTGTATTCAACATGATTAATCTCGGTTAAACGTGGAAGGCCTCGGTGAACGTGGCCGTCAGTGAATAGTTATCGCCGCCCATTGCAACAGGCTTATAGCCTTCGCAGCGGTATAGGCCGGGAACGTTGTTCGGTGGTGTCCACTGGAATGACTTCACCCCTTGATGATCTTCAAGAAAGGTGATGATAGACGTGATGTAGTTGTACTTACCGATAAAGGTCAAATCCCATGAGCGAATGATCGGGTTGATACCGTCACCGGAAACCTGCATATAGCCATCGCCGAACTGTGCTTTCCTGATACGAAATCGGGTATCACCGGCGGCATTGACGCGCGCCGGATAGTTGAATGTCTGAATGGCCATTACATCCCCTTGATTGCTTTCCAGATAGGCTGGCCGGGCTTCAGGTTCCGGTTGATGACCTTCTGGCTTTCCTGCGCGGCGATGTTGCCCATCTGCTTACCGAACTCTTCCCAGCCCTGATCGGCCTGAGTATTCACATTGCCGCCACCTTCAATGGTGATATAGACGTTCGGCGCAGCAGCAGCCTGCTGTGGCATACCAATAGCCCGCACACCCAGCGAACCGTCCGCCCCCCGTTTGAGCGGCATGATCGCCTCCGGGCCAGCCTCGCCCATAAGGCCAGCGCCCTTAGCGAATGCAAACATGGTGGGATTGCTGACGATCTGGCCGCTGTATGCACTCAGTGATGGAGACGAATAAACGCCGCCTTTGGCGTTGGCGAACATTGGAACAGTACCTGGATTATTACCACCACCAGAGCCACCGCCAAAGCTCATGAACGAAGACAAAATGGTTTTTGTCAGCAAAGCCTGTGCGGCCATTTCTATCAGGTTCTGCACTATCGATTGCGTCAACGATGAGAACAGCCCCACCATGCTGTCTTTAAAGCTCTGCGTACCCGTGAGTAATCCAGTCAGCATATTGGTTGAGCGTTCCCGCATTGTGTCCACCAAACCAATCTGTAACTTATTGATCTGGCTTTGTCCCGCATAAAGACTCATTGCCTGCTTATATTGAGCGTCTGTTGACTCTTGCGTTGCCGCCTGCATCAGCTGTTCATAACGTTGCTTGTCAATATAGCCTTGCTGGTAGTACGCCTGATATTGTGCCTGCTGCTGTACAAGTTGGTTGTTCAACTGGACAGAGGGATCTACGTCACCGGCGATATCTTGTCGTGGCACAGAAATGGCGTCAGCCTCTGCTTTCAGGCGTTGGCGAGCCATTTCTTGCTGCAACGTGTCGCGAGCAACAAGATAATCGCGCTCAGTTAGTAGCCTGGCATCATACAATGCCTTCAGTTCGCGACTAGTTTCCTGCTCCTTGCGTACTGCCGCCTGTCCTGGAGCGTACTGTTCTGCTAGCTCCAACCGCTGACGCTGATAATTTTCCGCATTTAATGCCATGACGCGTTGCACGTCGGCTTGACTGGCGCCGGCAGCCTTAGCAGTAGCCACCAATTTTGCCTGCGAATTTCGTTCTTCGAGATCGATCTTCGCAAGGCTGGTTGCATGCGCGACTTCAATTTCCCGGCGCAGCTGCTGATATTGTTTCAGCGCCTGCTGCCCCTTTTTATCAACCTTGCCAGGGTCTTCACCACCCCACGGACTAAGCGGCTTATCACTCAGGCTTTCCGTTTGTGAGGTAATGGTATTGATATCGCTGGCAAGCTGATTAGCGGTGTTGGCTACGCCGGTCTGAACGAGGAAACGGGCCTTGCCGACATTTTCAAGATTATCGCGAGTTTTCTGGATGCCTTGATTAACGGAGTCCAGATCGTTCTCTGCACGGGTTCTCGCAGCCTGCATTTCTTTCTTATTGCCAAACAGATCACCAACCCATCCTTGCTGATTGGTTTGCTCAATCTGTTTGTTCATATACTTCAGCTGATTTTGCAGCTTACTTTGCTCTTCCAACTGGCTTTCAAGCTGATCGCCAAGGTCAAGCTCTTTGACTGCAAGCTGCTTGTCAGATAACTGCATCAACGCGGAGGTGGTTTCTATAACCGCGTCCTTCAGATTTATCGCTGAGTCTCTGGCATCCTTCGCCTGCTGATGAAAATATAGCAGTGCCGATCCAGCAAGCATGGCCGCGCCAAATGGACCGCCTACCAACGCTAGCGCACCACGTGCAGCCCCCACTGCGACTGATGCAGATCGAGCAGAGAACGATAGGCGTTTGTTAGCTGCATCCAGTTGGGCTTTAGCCACAGTGGCCGAGCGTGTTGCCTCAGTCTCCTCACGAATCAAACGATTGTAGTCAGCGGTATAGCTGACGTTCAGTCCGTACTGCTTAGCCGCTTTTTCCATCGCTCGAACGCGACCAAACTCAGCATCATTTTGTTTTAACGTGGCGTTGGCAGCATCAATAGTTTTCTGCGCGATACTTGCTTGTGCCAATGTGGCGGATTTAACTACCGCCTGCTGTTCTCGCCAGGCGCCTATACTTTCACGAATTCCAGCCGTAAGTTTTGTGGACATAATGGGGAGCAACGTATACATCGCTACGCTGGCCACCATATTGAAGTTGTCCGCCAGCCCGTTGATCGCCTCCGTTACATTCTGAACACCACTGCGCAGCGGCCCACCGCTCGCTTGCCCAACCTTGATGATCAATCCTTCAAAGGCACTGGTCAGCCCCATCAGGTCGCCGTTCAGGTTGTTGACGCGAGTCGACGCCTGTTCATGCGCAGTCTGTGTGCCGGTCAGTGATTTGGTCAGGTCATCCAGCTTGCTACGGTTACTCACAAGGATTGAGGCGGCGTTAATGTTCTCGAGGCCGAACAACTTGACCGCCTGCGCCGTAGAGAGGTTTTTCTTCGACAAGTTTTCCAGCGCGGTGCTTAGCCCCACAACGGAAGGTTTGAGCGTTTTATCCGTGCCTTTTTCAAGGTTAAGGATAACGTTACGCAACCCGGTTCCTGCCTCACCCCCTTTAATTTCACGCTCTGCCAACACCTGGATTGCTGCGTTCAGTTGCTCAAAGCCGATACCGGCCTGCGCCGCTGCCACACCGCCATTCTTTATTGCTGCGGCCGTATCAGCGATCTCTGATGAGCCGTACTTGGCACCGGCAGCCAAAACGTTAATGTAGCGGTCTGCCTGGTTAGCACTGGCGCCAAATTGGTTCAGCGAGAGGGCCAAGGTCTTCGTCGCATCCGGCAACGTTGTCCCTGCCGCCTGCGCCAAAATCAGCGCGCTGTGGGTGGCGGTGGTCAGCCCGTCGGCTGTATTCAGCAACTCCGGCTTGGCGCTGGCCATAAGTTTCAGCGCCTCCGCTGCCTGGCTGGCACTGTACTCCGTGGTACGACCCATTTGCTGGGCTGCATCGTCCAATTGTTTCAGCTGAGCACCTGTAGCACCGGTGATAGCGGAAAGGTCAGACAGCGCCTGGCCATACTGCCGGGTTGTTGTGATAATGCTCCCCAGCGAGAAGCCTAACCCTGCTACGCCAGCCAAACCAGCCAGCGTCCCTTTAAGGCTGCTGACCGTTTGGCCGACACGCTGATAAGCCTCATCGGTCTTTTTCGCATCCTGCTGGGCTTGACGGTTAAACCTTCCGGATTGATCGCCGGCGGTGCGGTAAGCAGCCACCAGCTTGTTTCTAAAATTGGCGTCATTCAGGTACAACCCGACCGCCAACGATGCCACATCAGCCATTTCCAAGCACTCGCATAACGTCAGCACACTGCGCATCTATCAAACTTTGCACCGGCTGAACGGGTTGATGAACAGAAACATCCTCAGCAGCATCGGAAGTAATTCCCTGCAGCTTGAAGTATGCCCGCCAGTAATTCAGGATTTGCGCCGGCAACGCGGCTATTTTGCGTGGATCAGACTCACCCCAACGGTCTGCCAACTGGAAAATCAGCATCAGCCAGGGTGAGTCAGTCAGTTTTTTTCCGCTTCTTCCAGCGTGCCTACAGCGTGACGCTTGACGGTGCTGATCGCCTCGACCAGTGTCGGGTTATCATGTGCAGCAAGCAGATCATCCACGCTGGGCAATGCATTTGCAGGAATACGTTTGCCGTCTGGCGTCATAAAGCAGGACAGCAGCAATTCAACGTTGAGCCGCGCGGCCTTATTCATATCCCCGGCTTCGATAGCATCTTTCATGCCATCCTCATTATCCTGCAGTTCTGAGGCCTTCAGGCGGCGGATAAAGGTTTTGGTGCCAAACATTGGCACTTCTGTCACGTGGTCGTCAGATTTCAAAAGAGCGGCCTTGAGCGCCTTCAGGTCATATTTCTCGGACATTGATATTCCTTATTTAACAGTTACGGTTGCGGTAGCGCTGTTGATGGTGTCTGACCGCTCGGCAGACAACACCACGCGATAAGCGCCAGCATCCGCCGCCACAACAGAGTTTTTGGTGTAGGTGGCAGCAGTGGCGCCGCTGATATCAGTGCCGTTTTTCTGCCATTGGTATTTAACGGGCTTGCCGTTACTGGAGGTAGCCGCAACAGTCAGGGACAAATTGCCCCCGACTGCCAGATCAGCGCTCTTCGGCTGGATAGTCACGCTGATCACACCTTTGGGGCTACAGCTCCCCAGGTGTTGTTGTTCTGCTTACCTTGCACCGTGATCTGAATAACTTCACTCGCCGGGGCAGTGATCTCGTTCATCTTCCAGCCGGACAGCGAGAGGATCGAGGTGGAGGTGCGACCGTTCGGCAGCTCAACATAAAATTGAACGGTTTCACGGTTGTCCGCAGCGGTCAGGAACGCCGCGAAGTCGGTATTAGATGGATCGTCGATAAACCCGATCGACTTCTCCGCGCCTTCCGGCAGGTCGGAGATAAATTGCTTGGTGGTGTCGATAAGGGTCGTGCAATCAACAAAGCTGCCGGTTTGCCCCATCTCGCCCACAGCCTTACAGTTAGTCAGTGCTTTCATGGCCGTCGGTGCTGCGCCAACAGCGCCCCACTTAACGATAGTGCCGGCCGGCAGCATGGCATATTCTGGCGAAGTTTTATCAGCCATAATTCCTCTCTCAATGATTGTGGCAGCGATCGCTACCGGTTTTCGAAGCCATAGCGGACGTTAGCCGCCAGGATGCGTAATACGCGGGTTTTGTTGTAATCCAGTGCCGGACGAATGAATGGTGAGGCAACCTGCTTAACCGTGCCGAATTCCTGCGCCAGCGCCTTCATATGGTGCACCTTACTTGGGCCTACACGTAGAGTTACTTGCGACCGTCCGCGTGTAGTTGAACGAATAGATATGCTGTCGCGCATGTGTGGGCCGCTGGCGGTGTCGTCATAACCTGCATGCTGCTGCATATCTTCCAATACAGGCTCCAAAGCGGCTCGACCTGCATCACGCAGAATTTTTGTAGACACGTCACGCCCCAGAGCTTCCAACTGGCGGGCCAATTCGTCCATACCCGTAACGTTTATGCTGATCATGTGGCGTCCTCCGGGTAGCAGATGACGTAATCACGCACCAGCCGGTACTGAACGCTGTTGTTGGTGAGTGTGGTTGCTCCCTGTTGCATCGTGCCGCGTGTCACTGTCTGAACGGGCCAGCGCCCAATATGCCCGTGCTGAATGCTCTCCCAGGCGGCGCAAATAGCCTTATCCAGTTCAATGAGGCGTGCGTAATCGTCGATGACATAAAGCGTGACCTGAAAGCGCCCCTGGATCAGTGCCGTGCTGGCTAGCCCGGTATCAACTTTCGGGTTGCTGACCTTCTGATACGTCGCGCCCTCTTGTTCCGGGTCAGGCAACAGCAGCGGGTATGCTGGCAGACTCGTTAGCGCCTCCAGTGCCGCTTTGATTTCATACTCGATCATGACGAATATCAGCCTCCGCCGTAATTAACAGCCGGTCTCGTTGTGACCGGTCAGGCGCACGAACGGTAAAGGTTCGCTGCTGAAAAACCACCTGCCAATCAACAGTAATTTCATCCCGTGGCCGTAGTGTGAACAGCATGGTTTCCACTACCTGCCCCTGTTCACCCGTGCGAATTTTTCGGTTGGAGATCGGCTCCGCATCCGCCCAGACCTCAGCGACAAATTCAAAGGATTTGACCGGTGCGCCGGTCTGCTCATCACGAACCGTAACGGGGCGAAGAAGCTTGATGCGAAACTCCAGCGAACCTGCGCGTAATGATTTCATAAGCCGTAAATCCGATAGGGTTGGAGTAAAGACTCAACAGCCAGCGGCAATTTTGATGCCGACGCGCCAACAATCGCGGCCTCACGGTTCGCGTACCAATGACCGATACAAAGCAGCATTGCCGTGCGCACATCATCATCCAGCAGCAGGTGATCTTCGTCGGCATCGTATCCGGGGTCGGATTCGCTGGCGTAAAGGGTGCGGCGGGTATACATCTCAACATGCTTTTTCGCCGCACCGATGTAGACACCGATTAGGGTGTCATCCGCACTGAAATCAGGTTCCAGGCGGCAATGCTCTTTCACCAATTCCAGCTTTAGCATGGCTCACCTTACTTTTTTGCTTTTCTTGACTGGCTCTGGCTGCTCTGGCTGCTCTGCAGGATTGTCATCACTCACCTGCTCGGCATAGCCTTTTTTGATCAGCTCGCGCCCGTGAAGCTCCTGCGTTTCGAACAAATCGCCGTCATTCACCACCCGGCTACCGAACAAGATCGGTACAAGTGCTTTAACTTTCATGGGTATCTCCTTGAAAGCGGCCCGAAGGCCGCTATGCGTTGCGGATAATTAACCGCCGGTTGGTGGGGTTGGCACGGTGAAGGCACCGGTAACAAACGCTTCAGGCCGTTTGACCGCCAGCGCCACACGCTCTTCGCAACGAATCGAGATCATGTTCTTCTCGAAGTCGTCGGCGTTCTCGGTACTGATCACAACGTTTGCCTCTTCACGGTCAAAGAGCTGTGCACCCGCGCTGAAAGCACCGGTCAGGAATTTACCCAGGAACGCCGCTGACTCCGTCGCGACAACAGGCAAGCCCCAGAGAGTCGGGCCGGTTAGCGCGGCTGGATTAGCGAGGATATAGCGGCCCAGCGTATCCTTGATCAGCTCAATCTTGGCCCAGTCGATGAAGTGCAACACATGGCCGGTGGCAGGGAAACGTGCCAGTTGTGCCTGCAACATTGCTAAGCGCAGATCGTCAATGCCGTTTTGCATAGCGACTTCAAACGCCGCCTTATACTTCGACGCCTGCGGCATGATGCCTTCCAGGTGTGCGCCAGTGCCGTCACCGAACAGAATTTCCTGCTCTTCGACATACTTCAGGCCGTAACGCATTTCTGCATCAACGGTCGATTGCAGCTGCGGAAAGTCATCCAGAATCTGCTTGGAGGCTTTGAACAGATGCGCCAACGTGCGAACCGGCGTGATTTTTTTCAGCAAACTGGATATCGCTGTACGGCTTAGGCGTGTTTTCAGGCACGGCAGCAGCCTTGTTGGTGAAGCCGGTTTGTTGCACCCAATAAATCGTGTTGGAGCCGGTGGTGCCTGGTGCGATCAAGTCGCGAATAAACAGGCGTTGTTTCGGCGCGGTATCGATACCCGGCAGGCGTTGTGGGGCCACAATCTGCCCTGGAACATCGGTAGAGATCAGCGTCGCGTTAACCGGAATGCTCAGCCGTTGTGAGGCCTGAATACCGGATGCAAAGTCTTTCAGCGCTTCCGCAGAAATCACCTGCTGCCCGACCGATTGAACCACTTCAGCCGCGCGGTTCAATGGCATTTGCGCCACGTGCTGCTCCAGCTCACCCAGCGCGGCCTTCAGCGTTTTCTCTGCTGCCTTCATGGCGTTCAGTTCGGTCGCCATTTTATCTACGGCGTCCTTAGTCTCTGCGGACAACTCGCCTGATTTTTTCGCCTCTTTCAGGGCGTCCTCTGCCTTGGCGTTAAATTTGCTGGTTGCATCTTCGATAGATGCGGTGACTTTTTTCAGAATCTCATTAACTTCAGACATAATTTCTCCAAATAATTAGCACGCCGCGCACAGCCCGCTTAATGCGGCGTTCAGCTTGGCAAGGATTTCAGGGGATGGTTCGGTAGCGCTCGGCGTACCCGTAGGATCGGTAACAGCGCTCGGCGTGCTACCTGTTAAGGCTTTCAAAAGTTTTCGGCGTTCTGACCGAGGGGTATTAGCCTTGGCCAGTATGGAATCCAGCTTGCGCAATGCCGCCGGTGAGTCTTCATCACTGCTTACCGCATCGGATGACAACAGGCTATCGGCCAGCCCTTTCTCGATGGCATCACTGCCGCCGATGTAGCTTTCGCCGTCCATCAACTGCTTGACGGTGTCGCTATCGAGTCCGGAGCGGGCGGAGTAAATGTCCGCCATTGCGTTATCGAAAGGTTCGAGGTACTCAACCATTGCAGCAAAGTCATGGCGATTACCGATCGCCACCACCCAGCAGTTATGGATCATCAGGAAAGCACCGCGGCCAATTTGAATCTCGTCACCGGCCATCGCAATGATTGAGGCTGCGCTTGCAGCCAGCCCCAACACTTTTACGGTTACTTTGCCCTGGTACTCTCGCAGCAGGTTGTAAATCGCCAGCCCCTCAAACATGTCCCCGCCCGGCGAGTTAATGTTTACGGTAACGTCAGCGCCATTCATTGAGCGCAGCGCACCGGCGATCCGTTTCGCTGTAACGCCTTCGCCCCAGTAATCCTGGCCGATAACGTCGAACACCGAGATAGAATTGTCGTCAGAGGCAGCGGCCTTTAGACCGCCATTCCATCTTTCGAGCGCCGAAGGCAGCGGCTCACAGGTAACGCCCGCGCAGGGACGCCCCGCCGGTGCGACCGGAAGTCGTTTTTTTGTCATGGGGGATTGCTCCTACGCCGCTTTTTTCAGCGGTGACTGGTCTTCAGGAATATCGGGGAAAAGATAATTGTGCAGCCGGGTGATAGTGACAGCCTGAGCGCCGAGGTTGTTCTGTTTCAAGTCCTCAAGCGGGGTCAGGTTAAGCTGCACGGTATAGATTTCACCGCCTGGAATTGGCGGCAGGTTTTCAAGTCGGCGAACATCGTTGCGACTCATCCAGCCATTCTGCAGAGCGGTGGTGTAGTACGCAGCGCGGCCAACACTGTCGGCACGCAACAAACCTTCCACCGAGAACTCAGCAAAGTAATCTTCATCGCTATCGAGCAGGCAACGTGAGATTTCTTGCTCGATGTTCACCAGCAGTGGGCGTAGCGTGTTGGTCAGGAAAATCAGGTTCATCCCTTCAACACTCGATGCCCAGCTACTCTGCTTCGTCACATGCCCCACCATGAAAGGCGGCACCCGGAACCAGCGGCAAATTTCCTCAATGCTAAAGGCTCGGCTCTCCAGCATCTGCGCGTCTTCAGGATTCATCGTGACATTCTGGTACGATAAATCCCCCTCCAACACCATCATTTTACCGGCGTTTTTTGAACCGGCGAACGCGGCTAAGTATTGGCGCAGACGCTCTCGCTGCTCTTTATTCAGCGCAACTTTCGAACTGATGTATCCTGACGTTTGCAGACCGTTTTCAAAGATTTTTGCTGCCGACTCATCAACGGCCATCGCCGCCCCAAACACGTCACGGCCAGAACTCAGCGGCATCATGCCGCAGACACCATCCAGACCAAAGCCGCGAATGTGCATCATCCGGTCTACCGGTATCACGCGCTTTTTGCCGTCCTCGGTGTAGGTGTACTGCAACTGCCCGGTATCCAGACGTTTAACCACCATGTTTTGAGGCAACAGCGGATTAAGCGCCACCAGCTTTCTGCCAATCATTTTTTTCTCAATGAAGGCGTTTCCCCGCAAACAGATGCTGGCCACCACCATCAACATGAACCGGGACGGCGTCATTTCGAGGTTCGGACGGCGGCACAACACCTGGTATGCCGGGTGATCCTGCGCCAGCTTACGAGAACCATCCGCCTCACGACGATAGACTTTCATCGGTAAAGTGGAAACCGATTCGCTGAGTAACCGAATGCACGCCCATACAGCTGAAAGCTGCATCGCCTTGTCGGCAGTGACCACCTTACCGCTGCTGCTGGTGCCGAACCATTCTTGCCAGAATGTCCCGGTAGTGAGACTGATAGGAACGCCCAGCCAATTTAAAAGGGCGCTTTTAACGCGCCCAGGTTGCTTGTTTTTGCCCATCAGATACCTACCATGATCGGATCATCGAAAAAACCATCAATATCGCCGTCGTCCTCAACAACGCCGTCAGCAGCACCGACGGCCATCGCCAGCCCAACTACGCCATCTATGCGGCCATTACTGCGCCGTTTGCTGAATACCCGGTTACCGCTTTTATCTTCTTCAATAACCGCGTTTGCCGCGTTCCAGCGCAGACAAGGATTAAACAGGATGGTGATTTCTTTCTCGGTGATGAGTTGTTCGAGCAGCTCGATTGAATGCGGCATCCACAAGCCCGACTCCGCCGATTTGCCGAAGCCTTGCCCATGAGGAACCAGCGGTACGGTCACCCCTTCATCCAGCAATTCAGGCTCGAGATAATCCATGTGATAACGGTCGAAAGCGATCGACCGAATATCAAAGAGTGCCGCCAGCTCGGCGATTCGTTTAGAAACGAAGCCGTAATCGATAGCGCTGCCCTTTGGCGCGTGCAGGTACTTTTCACGCACCCAGGAATCATACGGAACGCGGTCATTTCTGGCCCTGTCGTGCAGCGTGTCGCGCGGCGTCCAGAACTCCACCAGCGCCGTCTTAATGCGCGGGAAATACAGCCCCAGCGCTGTCAGGTCACGTTTGCCGGACAAGTCCAGACCGCCAAAACACTCTTCCCCTTTAAGGCTCTCGATATCGAATGTTTTTTCACATGCCATCCAGATATCGCCACCGATCCACGGGTTTTCAGCATCCACCCATTCGCAGAAGTTAAGGCGTCTGACCAGGCTTTCTTTCGACGGCATGCCCCGCGCATCTTCCACCTGCTCGCGTAAATATTCAGGTTGGAACGTATGCCCCATTGAGGGGTTTGCTTTTGCCCAGCAGGACTCATCCTTGAAAGGATCATCGCCCTCATCCAAAGAGCAGATGAATGCAAAGAAGGCGTCGTTAACTTTCTGACCGGCGGCAAGTTGTTTGCCGTACTGGTGGTACTCGTAGCAGACGCTGGTTTTATCGTGACCGCTGTTTGTGATCATGAAGATGAGCGCTTGCCTACGGCCTTTTGTCCCGGCGCGCATCATCTCAACCACTTTGTTGTCTTTGTGTTCATGCACCTCATCAATGAGGCAACAGTGCGGACGCGGCCCTGATTGCCCATCATCAGAACTGATCGGGCGGAAAAAAGAACCCGTTTGCAAAAATGCCAGGTTCCATTCTTTACCGGCCCCGCCGGAGGGATCGATACGCTGAGCCAGCGCCGGGGACTGATTCACCATCGCCACCGCATCACGAAACAAGATCATCGCCTGGTCTTTTTTCGTGGCAGCTGCATAAACTTCAGCCCGCGGTTCTTTGTCCGCAACGAGACAGTAGAGGCCAATCCCAGCGGATAATGGCGACTTGCCGGAGCCTTTGCCTGATTCGATATATGCCGTTCTGAATCGACGCGTGCCGTTTGCTTTTTTCCAGCCAAACAGTGAGCCAACAACAAATGCCTGCCATCCAAGAAGAACGAAAGGCGCACCTTCATGTTCACCGCCGTTCAACTTCAGCACTTTGGCAAAGAAGTCAACCACGCGGGCAACAGCATCAACATCCCAATACAGCCCCCGGCTTTCACCTTCGGCCAAATCATTAAGGTGGCGTTTGCAGGCGTTTCGGATATCAGGCCCGGCAATAATTCGACCTTCGGTAACGTCCAGCGCATATTGCGTGGCTGGATCAGGTGCCGAAGAATTCGGCGAGCGGGTCTTCTTCTTTCTCTCCACCATTTACTTTCACCTTTGACCTGGCGGCAGGCGTCAGACCAAACTCCACCAAATAACTTTTGAAGCGGCGATCGGCGTCTGCCAGCATGGCAACCGCAGGGTTAGCCTTAATCAAAAGGCCCCCCTCCGTTTGGACTGTATACGTTCGGCCCTCGTCGGCGATCGTGTTGCGCAGTTGCAATATGTCGGCGTAAATATCGCAGAGCCGCTCAAGCGCAAAAGTATCGGCAACGGTCAGAACGCCCATGCCGTCGAGCAGCACAGTCATTTTTCCCCAGGCCGTTTTCCCCCAGTCTGTCAGGTGCGAAGGTGGGCTGGGAATTTCTCTCGCCGGTTGCGGCTCTTTATCATTAAGTTTACGTTTGCCCGGATTGCCGGTGACCACCTTGAGGTGGGACGGTTTCGGGCGTCGTCCTGCCATCGGAACCTCCCAGAAAAAAACTTTTCATTTCGCGGTTGTGCGCACAAATGACAAGCGGCGGTCTTTAAGGGCGAGAGGGGTGAACTCTTACCCCGCCCCTCCCCACCGCGTTAAAACGCCGCTGTCAGCGGTTCCAGTGCGACGCAGGGTCAAGCGGCAGGCCGTCGGGCGAGCACCCTATTACCTTGCCGGTCTTCTCCATACGTTGCTTTGTAGAGTCGTGGTGTGGCTTACATAAGCCCTGCCAGTTCTTGCGGCTCCAGAAAAGGTGCTGAGCCTTCTTCATTTCCTCGGGCGTCTTCGCTTCTTTCATGCGGTGCGGCACGATGTGATCCACCACCGTTGCTGGCTCAATACGCCCCATCTGCTGACACATAGCACACAGAGGATTCTCCCGCAGGAACACAAGCCGTTCGGCTTGCCATTTGCTGCCGTAAGGTTTCTTAGCGTTCACCGATACACCGCCAGAGCTTGCCGCCGGGCTGTAGCTCGCGTTCAATGATGGCCTGCACCTCACGCTTCAGGTGATCCTGGCGTTCTTTACCCAGTTCGGAGCTAAGAATACAGTTTGAAATAACTGCATCTTTGACCAACGCATCGCCAATGAATACTTGACCAGCATTAACTGTGAAGGCCGAGCGCGGTGGGTTGGCTGTTTTGATACCAAACTTGCCAATCTGCAAACGCAGAACGCCTTTGTCGTCATAGAAGTTACTTACTGGCTTATCCTGGTGCTGTGCCTTCTGGATGCGTTCGTACAGGTCGGCAATGCGCGTAAGTTGGCTCTCCAGCGCGGTCAGGGATGCGCTATCAACATTGATGCCGAGGCTCATCGTGCCGATGCTCTCAGTTGGCTTAGTCTGGCCAGGTTCGAAGGCAGGGGCATAACCACCTTTTCACCGACAGCGTGATCGGGAAGTATTCAGGGATGCCGTTTACCATAGTGCGCACGCCATGAAGATCATAACGCGCAGTGCCGGCTGGGTTGCTTAACTCATAGCCGTCATCGGTGACGGTTAAGCCGAGGTTGCGCATCACTTCTCGCAGGGGTAAGTGTTTCATTCCGAATCTCCAAATAGAAAAGCCACCAGCCTGCCGGTGCGCTGGGTGCGCGGTAGGTGCAGGGTGATGGCTTTGGTTATCGATATAGAATCTTATGCTGGTTTGCAGAATATAGACCCGGTGGCGCAGCACACCACCAGACAAGAATTCAACGCATTTATTCTGTCAAAGGCACTCAGTGAATGCCTTTTTCAGAATTATATAAATTCAGCCCAATTGGAGAACGCTGTGCTCTTCCGAGTCCGAGTAGGCGATCAGGCCGTTATACTCAGGAACCTCGCCATCCTCAGCCTCAAACGCTGGAATAGTGCCGGTGGTAATGGTGTAGGAAGGCTGGCCTTCCTCTTCTGCGAAGCGTGCCAGCTCTTTAATCTGTTCCAGGGTCAGTACAATCTTGCTCATCGTTTTTCTCTCTTCTTCGAGCCGGCGTATTGCCAGCAGTTGGTTGTTAGCCTTGTCGAGCGCCGCCAGCAGAGGATCAATCCACAATACCGCCTGGCAGTATGTCAGGGTGCCGGAGGCAGTGGCGCCAGCACCGGTTGCGTCAGCGACGATGGTATCGGCTGACATTGCGCGGGAACGTAGACGGTAGGTGTAGTCGAGCAGCCCACCAGCAATAGCGGCAGGCACAGCCAGGTCACACGTCGGCTGTTTCTTGAGGATCGTCCGGTATTCAACTTCTTTCCCCTGTGTGGCCGCATCGGTGTTGATGCCGTACTGATTCGCCGCGTTGCTGATTTCGTTGGCGCGCTGGAACTGAAACGCCTGTGTGGCGATTGTATTCGCCTGCAGGTTGTTGTCGCTCTGAAGCCGCTTAACATCGCCTTCCAGCCTCTGCGCTTCATCGTGGTAGTAGTTGAGCACAGCGCAAAGCACAGAAACCAATACGATTGAGGCAGTGCCAAGAATGAGTAAGGGCTTCATTTGTCCAGCCCCCAGCAAGCCAGCTCGGCCTCTTGGTCGCGCCGCAAGATCTGCCCGTAACAGCTATTCGAGCGGATGCGGCAATCTCGGCCAGCGTCGTATATCCAACGGCGGATTTCGCGGCAGGCGCCAATGCGGTCGCCGGCGTTCAGCTTCTTGTAAAAGGTGGAGGTGAAGCACTTTCCGGGGCCGATGTTCCACGGGCAGAACGAGGCGATCCCGACTTTTTGCGGTTCGGTCAGCGTTACCTTGACGTTGCGGTCTACCCAGTCGAGCGCCTTTTTCTGCTCGGCAGCGTCAATCTGCTTGCACTGCTCGGCAGTCAGGCGCTGGCCCTTCACAACCTTCTGACCGTTGACCATCGTCACGCCGCCGCAAATTGTCCAGATGCCGACACCGTCCTGGTATGCGGTCAGGCGCTGGCCTTCTTTTTCATCTTGAAACTGCGCCATCATCACCGGGGCCGATGCGCCGGCAGCGATCAACGCCAGCATAGCGGCGCTAAGTTTGGTTTTTATCGAAGCCACTACTCGCCCCCTATCAGGTCAACGTCCTGAGCGCTGATGTTCTTGTTTGAGCGGTCAATGAGGTACATTTTCAGTAGCCTTTCTCGCCGGCATCGGAACCAAATACCCACAACGCACCCGATGACAGAGCTGAGGATGCCGACGAAAATGCCAATCACCATCCACTCACTGGGCGAGAAATAATTTATTGCCCCGAGCAGCAGGCCAACCAGCCAGCCGCCATGCGTGGCGCTATCTGCGATTTTTTCCGGCATGGATCTCATCCTTCCCCCTCGCCGGGGTATGCCCCGATCATCGGGTGATAAAAGCGAAAAACCGCCGGGAGGCGGTCGCTATAGTGATTCAGGTTTGGGATATGGTTTCGGGCTGAAGAGCTTCGTGTTGAGCCGTCGGCGCGCCCGCTTATTTAGAAAGCGGATATACCTGAACTGATTAAATGTGTGGGCGGTGGCGCGGTGTGCGTTAGCCTGCAAAAAATTACCTCGGGCGCCAGCTTTGCGCCCCTTCGTGGTCATGGCGATCTTGTGATACCACTCTCCGTCGAGCTCGTAAAACGTCGTTTGATGGCTGCCGACGTAATCGAAATTGCTCGCCTGATACACAACGCCGAACCGGCCGCAGCGTTCGTCGGCGAACGTCTGCACCCAATCCACAGCGGGATAGAGCAACTTGATAGTTTTCAGCGCATAGCTGATGGCACGGGATTCGGTATTGCGCGGCATCCTGTCATGCACCCAGAGCCGGTTTAACTCCATGTATTCGCGGTTGCCGGTGCCGGTCACGACGCGCGCCCCGCTGCTTGGGTTCATCGCGTAGCCCCACTGCATGACGCCCACCAGCTCGCGGCCGTCAAAAATACCCAGGTGCAAATAGGAGTTGTTCACTACGCGCTTGCTGTAGTGAAAATGGCTGATCACAAGGCGGGCCTGCCAAACAGGGATAGTGGCAACATGCAGATCATCACACCCGTATCCAACAGTTTCACCAGCGTAGACAATTGGCGCTGGCTTCCCGCTGGCGCGTGACACATTCGCTTTGTCGTGTTTTTTCAATGTCGCGGTACTCCAATAACAAACGGTGTACTCGTGACTTCTGGCAGGGTACATCAGGCCCGGTATGTTCATCGCGTACCGGGCCACCCTCATCGAGCTATGAATTTGGAGCGTCTGGCCAGATTCGAACTGGCGTCTTCTGCTTGGAAGGCAGATATTCTCCCACTGAACTACAAACGCAAAGTGATTGTGGTGGCTGGCGTATCGACCTACGCATTCACCACAGATAAGAGCGTTGCCCGCCGGCACCGGCGTCAAAGATTAGACGCGTCTAACGTCACACGACAACGCTCTTAGCTGTTGAGAATTATTTACGCGAACTGGCGTCAGTTACTTTCTGCGGCTTCGCCACAATGCGGGCGTAGGATTCATGAGTCACGAAGGTGCAACTGCATTCCAGGTTGCGGCACTGGTGATATCGTTCTTTGGTTTGCTCGGTAACCATGCGACTCGACCGGGTGTGCGCTGCGGATTGGCACTCAGGGCAATGCATCATTTCTCTATCCCCTTAAACGCAAAAACCCCGCCATTGCTGGCAGGGTCTGAAATTTATCTAGTGTGTCACACACGCGACTTCCCACTATCTGGAGAATTTACGCCAAGTTTATGCAAAATGCAATACCCTGTTTAAAAAATGTCGGCATCCGTGCCGAACATGCTTCACTTTGTTATTTTGTTGAATACGGACGCGGCCACGCCTTCTTCAAGGTCACATTTCGCTACCAGCGCCTCATAGAAGGGCTTCCAGTTGCGTGACCATGATGATTGCGTCAGTTCGGGAAGCAAGGCTGTAACCGCCTTATAGGCCACAGATGAAGGCATGCGGCTAAAGCCTTTTCCGCCACAGCGTTCGCAGTCCTTGATGACCGGTGCGCCGCTGGCTTTGGTTGCCACCCGATCGAGCGCCTTACCCGTCCCCTTGCAGTTCCGGCAGCGTTTATGGATTTTCCCTTTACCGTTGCAGGTCTGGCATAACTCGCGCACCACCTGGCGCTTCGTTGTCGGCGGTATTTTCTCTTCGCCATCCATACCGACATAACCCGGGTAGGTCACGACATCACGCTCAACCTCCACCAGCCCCTCGCCGTGACAATCGTGACAGGTCACGCTGGCGCCAGCGGAGTGCGCGTATTCCTCGTAGGCCATCGCGGCCAGAATTTGCATGCAGCGAGCCATGCGACGACCGGCGACTTTCCCGACGTGCTTAGGGGCCCTGCGCATCGCGTACTGCGTCAACTCTGCAATTGCCCTTTCCCGGTCTTCGCTGCTGATCCCCGTTTTACCCAGGAACGCCGCCATGCCAAAGCGGGCTTTTGATTCCGCAAGCCCCAAAGCGGCCATGACGTCAGTGCCAGTAATGCGATCCGCTGAGGTGCCATTCGGTGCGTCGGTAATGGTCAGCCCTTGCGCGCTGAAATGCTTTAATGCCGACTCAAGTTTCATTGTGCAGCCCTCTTCGATTCGTGTTTCGCCTTCATCATCGCCGTCATAACCACCAGCCGACTGAACGGCATGTGTAATTCCTCCAGACGCTTCATCCACAACGCCACCGGCCCTGTGTATCCGCCATGTGCTGCGCGGATATATTGGGTGATGGTGTGCTCATCTTCGCGGGTTAGATTCACTGGATGGTGTCTCCTTTCTCAGCAGTGCCCATCCAGCCAGGGTGCGCCCATTGGATTTTGGTAATTTTTTCACCGTCTCCGTACAGGGCTAATCCACGCATGACCATGTAATGCATGATAATTTTTTCATGTTCACGCCATTCATCTGCTGGCGTCTCTTCGACAAACTCCTCAATGGCATCCGCTACCAAACCGAAACACTCGATGTGCCAGCAGTATTCAATGGAGATTTCCTCCGCTCGCTCCTGGAGCTCTTCAAATCGGGATTTAGTGAACAGATAAGACATTTCGCGAATCAGGCGATCCATCAGCAAGCCCTCGTTACGTTCTGCATTTCCCAGTCCATGTCCACTTCGGCTTGCTCGCGCGCGACAAGGTAGTTCCATGGACTGCCTTTTTCGTTTTCTAAAAATTGGTGAGACCGTGGCTCTAAAAACGCGCCAATGTCGCCGACCCACCCTTCCCCCTCACGCTGTTTCAACAGGCGAATAAGCGTGCCTGGCAATGCCAGTGCCGCCCTGTCTTTGTCCGTGAGTTCGGGCGCACTCGGATCATCCTGCTTTTGCTGAGCAGTCTCGCGCGGGATGTTGCGCCAGACAGAGAACAGGTTGTCGGCCATGTCGGTGATGGCGCCGGTGCCCTTGACGTCCATCTTGCCGGTGGGCACGTTCTCATCCACCTTGCGGCTGTGGGTCACCAAAATCACGTGACAGTTGTTGGCGTTCTTGAAATCGCACAGTTTGTCGATGAAGTCTTTCTGGCCGGTGGCATCCTCCTCAGAGAATCCGCACTTGGCGAGGTTGTCGATAACGAACAAGTCGATGCCATACCGCCGGCGGGCGTAGGCGAAAATCTCCAGCAGACGGTCAGCCTTCGCCGTTCCCGTGAGGTTGAAGATCCACAGCTTGTCGTCGAACCACTCGAACACATGCTGAATTTCTCCACGCTGGGGGCGCTTATTGCAGATGACCTGGCGCACAAGACGCGCAAGCAGCTTACCCGGCTTCAACTCCAAGGAAGCGATGCAGGTTCGGATGCCCTGGGCCATTGCGCAGACGGCGATATGCCCAGCCATCTCGGTTTTGCCGTGGTTGTTGATGCCGTTGATGATCGAGAATTCCGATTCACGAAACTTGAAGTTACCGTTCAGGCGCGTCCACGGACTGATAAACATGCCCTCGTCGCGACGCTCGAATGTGTCGATGGTGTCCTGCAGGAACTCCGACGCTGAGCAGAGTTCATCAGGGTCGAAGTAAGCGGCCGTCTCCAGACAGCGAAACACTTCGTCCTGAGTCATGCCGGCCACCAGGCATTCGTTGATGTCTTTGTGAGGCAGCGAGACTAACCGGCAACGGTGAGTGCCAAGACGGCGGGCAATCTCCTTCGCGGCTTCCATGCCTACCTCGTCGTTATCGAGGCTGAGCCAAATCTCATCAAAGCGATCCATGTTGTGATATTCGTACTCGATCCACTGCTGCTTCGCGCCCTTGCCACCGCCGAAAGGCACAGACAGTACAGGGAAGCCATAGTGAGCATACGACATGCAGTCGATCTCGCCTTCGCACAGCACCACGACGCGCGTATCTTTGGGGAGAGCTTGCCAGCCGAACAGGCATGGCTCGCAGTCGGCTTCGGCCATGATGATTTTTTTGCCATTGGGGCGTTCGGTGCTGATCCGCTTCACCTGCAGTAGCTCCCCGTCGCGAAGGTATGGGAAGGCGATCGCCGGTAGTTCCCGGCCTTCATCAGCGAACCAAACCACCGCGTTGCTCACCTTGAACGCTTCGGCGGTTTCTTTGGTGATCCCACGGCCGGCAAGGTATTGCAGGTGTGCATCACCCTTTTTCACGCCCTGCTTCTTGGGCTTGGAGAAGCTTTTTTTCTTGGCTTGAAAGTGTTGATCGTTGTCCTTCAGACCCAGCATTTCCTTGGCCTCACGCATAGCTTCATGCAGTGAGCAGTTGCGCACCAGCACCCAGAGATCCAGCAGGTCGCCGCTGTCGCCGGAGGCGAAATCAGACCAAACGTTTTTGCCCGCCAGATTGACCTTGAGGCTCTTGCCGGCTTCGCCGTTGATACTCCCGCAACACCACTCATGAGCCTCGCGGTGCCCGTTGGGCAACAGATATTTCACAACGCGCTCAGCGTTGCCCCAAAGCTTTTCCGACAGTTCAGCCGCATTCATCACACGCTCCCAAGCTTGAATCGAATAAAACACCAGTCCACAAACGCCATCGGCAACAGGCCGTGGCAAAACCCTGCGATCAGAATTTTTTTGAGCTGAATCTTCACGGTTAGCGGCCTCCCGCCCTCAGCGCGTCGTAATCGACGAACACCTGGTTGGCGCCCTGCTGAACCAACGGTCTCGCCCCGGCGGCGCCAGACTGTGCAGCAACCTGTGGTTTCTCGTCGTTCCAGCGTTCGCCGTTCAGGTACGAGGTCGGCAGCAGCTTGTCGAAACCGAAAGTTTTCGCCTGCACCCGCAGCCGGATGTCGTCGGCCAGCATCTGGGCGAACTCGTCGGCGCTGCCCCGGGTGGTTTTCTTCCAGGCCGTGAATTTGGTTCGGAAGGCGTTCTTGGCCTTGACCTTGGCATCCTTGCGCAGCCCTGCCCCCCAGAAGATTTCCTCGAAGGCGGTTTCGACGGGGTCGGACTTGCCTGCGCCACCAGCCAGCTCGCCAGACTCCGAATCAGGATTTTCTGGTGCAGGCGGTTCTTGGCCGTGAGAGGCGTTTTCGTCGGCAGTCCGATTCGAATCGGACATAGTGGTTTTATCCTGTTCTTTCTCTTGCTCTTGCTCTTGCTCTTGGCTTCCAAGCCCCTTGAAAGCCCCTTCAATGCCCCTTGGCCGCCCCTCCGATTCCGAGCGCTTTAAGGACATATGGAAATCTTCACGATACTTTTCATAGAACATTGGTAAAAAAGGATTTTCAGGCTGCGCGTTATATTCATTCTGTACTCCAGCGCAGCGTTTATCCTTCGGAGATAATTGGACTCCAATTTGGTGAGCAGCCATCTCAGGCACCCAAACCATTTCAGACTTATCGTCGTAGTAGCAAAATCCAGATTCAACAGCCCTTTGAAGCCCCTTAGAAGCCCCTTCAATGCCTAATCCAGTTTCGTGGGCGATGTACATTAACGGCATGTAATATAGGCCGATCATGTTTGCATGCGGGCTGGTCAAAAGGTAAACAGATACCAGCTGCGCCTCATAACCAGCGCGGCGAAGTTCTTTGCCTGTCTTTCCTATCCAGAATTGCGGCGAAACCTTTCCGTAATCACGCATCGGTATCGAGCCTCTCGAAATACTGTTGAAACTTCCAAACTGGCTGCATGCATTCGTGCTCGTAGTTCGGTCTTGTGAAAAAAACTTGCTGCTTAGCCCGGTCATAACCAGTGACGTGAACCACCACTCCGCGCGGATCGCGATACTGCCTATCCAGAGCGATGACTTCGTCGGTCATTGGTGTTGCCGCCGAGCTATCAGCACGTACACACCGGCCACCGGGTCATAACCAATGCCGCCAGGTAAGAGCTTTTGGAAATAACGCGGGTCTGGTGTGACCGTCGGTCGCAGGTTGTTCATCGCTGCTCCTCCGTCTGGCGGTAATTGCCGGTATGATGATTTTGAGAGGGGTAAGCATTGGCAATATCCGTCGCCGGGCGAGGGAATAGTTTTGGCTTATCAGGTCGAAGCTCATAAGCTGGGATTCCTGTAATGGACTCAACATCCCTTACAAAATCAACGCCTATCCGCCCATGCTTCTTCCAACCAGATACAGATGGCTGTGCAATACCGATCTTACGAGCAAGTGCATTCACCCCGCCGGCAGCTTCAATAGCTCGATCCGTCACCTCTTTGTAATTCATAATTCAATATTCCATTGGTTGAGATAGCGAAATGATAGCTATAGCTATTGATATTGGCAATAGGTGACTGTATAAAGTTTCGGTTGAATGGTGATAGCGGAGGCTATATATTATGGATATGAAAAACTTACCGACATTTGCCGAACGGCTAATTTATGCAATGAATGCCGCTGGGATGACCCAGGGGGCGCTTGCGCGCGCGGCAGGAATGGCTCAGCCGACTGTTTGGCGTTTAGTATCGGGTAATGCCAGTGGCACAAAGAAAGTTGTCGAAATCGCGCGGGCGCTGGGTGTCGAGCCTGAGTGGTTAGCCACCGGGCGCGGCCCAATGACCCTAAGTGAAAATCCTCATCGCCCAGCAGATTCAAACATCCCACCAGAAAATGAATGGGGAACTGTAGACGCCTGGGATAGCAGCACACCGTTACCCGATGATGAGGTGGAAGTGCCATTTCTAAAAGATATAGAACTGGCCTGCGGTGATGGGAGTTATGGAGACGAAGACTATAACGGCTTCATGTTGCGATTCTCGAAGGCTACACTACGGCGCGTGGGCGCACAGAAAGGGAGTGTTCTATGTTTCCCTGCTCATGGGAACAGCATGGAACCAATCATTCCCGAAGGAACTACCGTGGCAATCAACCTGCTCGATAAGAAAATTGTTGACGGAAAAGTATACGCCATCAATCAGGATGGATGGAAGCGTCTCAAGGTTCTAGCCCGCTCAGGGCCGAACAAATTAATTATTCGCAGCTTTAATAGCGCAGAATACGATGACGAGGAAGCTGATATCGATCAGGTAGAAATCATCGGACGCATGTTCTGGACATCTACAATTTGGTAACCCCCCCCTCCAATCCCCCAACCCGGCCTAGAGCCGGGTTTTTTGTGCCCATCAACCACCACCGGGACCCTGTTAATAGCTTTTTTAATTATTTTTTAATATAAATATCAATGGATTAAAACAAATACAATAAAATAATTAATTTTTCTATTGCGCAAATTTGATAGCAAAGGCTATCATTGGCTCATGATAAAGAAACGGAGCCATTGAGATGAACACTAGTAAAGATGAAGCAGCACCATCGGTAATCCAAACACAATTTTGTATCCAAGAAAAACTGAAAGCGGAGAATTCGCACTGGTCTTACGCATTTCCTGTTAGCACTGTTCACGGTAATGGAAAACACCAACTCCACACTAGCTTGCTTGATGATGTTGAATTTGCTGTATACGAAAAGACTGGTGCCTACTTCGTCTTGGTTGACTTTGCAAAAGATTATTCTTCGTTGAATGACGATGCAAAAAAAATCATTGATGCCAACCCTAAAGCGAAAGCCTCAATTCTTGCCTGGGAAAAAGAAAAATTTAGATGGAGTGATTAATAAAACGACTCTGGCGGCGACGCCAATCAAACGCCAGAGCCTAACCCCAACAAACGTATAAATTTAAAGAGGCTGATATGGACAATACCACGCTAAATGTCATCGAAGCAACAAAACCAGTTCTCGTTGATGCCAGAAAATTGCGCAAGGCTCAGCGCTTAATTAAGTCCGATACTTCGTCTTGGGTGTGGAAACTGAGCATGCACATGGTGAAGCAGGCTTATGGTATCGAGCACAAAGAGCCGTTACCGGAAATTGGTGAGCGTAACGGTAACTTCATTTGCACATACGTGAATGAAGAAACCGGTGAATACGCTTTCATTCGCGACCGAAGCTTATTGAACCACGCAGTAAAGGTCTGCCAACAATATAATGAGAAGGGGTTAGTATATGTTGTCAGTTAACGTCAAGCCCCAAGAGCAAGCGCGCGCCGCAAAGGGATCGCTCCTGCATGACAAAGAGGGGCTCCTTTACAAGGAGCCTGATGACTTCCAGGCTACGGAGTTCCCTAACGGCGAGCCTGAAACGGCCATCCAGCACCTGGCCCAGACCACCAGCCATGTAAACCGCTATGTGATGCAGCTTTCTGAGTTGCACAGAGTGTTGTTAGCCGCCAGTCTACGCTTGGTAGATCCGGAGATTGCCGGACGGTTTAACGGGCTATTGAATGAATTGCACCTGCTATCCGGAATTAACAAAGACCGCGCAGAATCTCTGATGAAAAAAGAGTTATCTCAGGGGGGGCTAAATAATGAGCACTCTCACGCGCCAAGCATCAAAGGCATTGCTGAATGAAGTCATCATTAACGTTACACCAGACTTTAGCGGCCGCCTGACGGTTTATATTGAGAACGGTGAATTAAAGGCTTCTCGCCCTCACTCACCAGAGGAATTTACAGCAACACTCGGCACGTTTATTGAGTTAGCCGAAAGAGCTGGCTGGACAGTAAAGCCACCGGAGGAAGAATAATGCGTAAAGATTTTGGAAGTATCGGCATCGATGACGCGTTTCAGTTAAAACAACAGCCAATATACGTTGTAACACGTCATGGACGCAGCAAGAAAAGCTTTAGCCGCGAAACAGCCATTCGTCGCTTGGCGCACTTTATGGTTCAAAAAATATTTGACCGCGCTGGAGTACCAACTCATGAAGGCGGTTATCAGAAAGAGGAAGGCGGCGTAATCCACTTTCATCGCGGTGAAATAACATTGGGTTATTGGCAAGCGCATCATCGCTGTGAAAGGCGCATTCGTAAATTATTGGCTCGCAAGCGTGAGAAGGAAAAGTGGCAACGCGATTACGACGAATGGGCGAGCAAGCATGATGACTTAATGAAACGTCGTCCGTATTAATTAAACAATCACCAACAAGATTTTAATTATGGCCTTCAGGCTGACGGTTTCGCTCGGCCTGAATTTAGACAGCAGGTAATTAACGATGACTCAGTGGATTAACAATGTTGCTTTAAATCGTCGGCGTATCGCCCTCGCCTATCTGGATTTTTGCCAGCGCCATTTCGGCGGTAAATGGTCAGACGTGGTCATTTCGAAAAAGAAAGTGGTACGCGTTGACCTTACCCAGGAATGCGTCGAAGCGCTGATGAAAGAGTTCATCGAGAACATGGTTCGCGCTGAATTCGGTATCGCCGGCGGCCAAGAGCAGATCGCCAAATCCTACGACGCAATGCTGAGCAAAGACCGTAGCCGCCTCACGCCGCTCGGCAAATCAGCAATGGAAGAAATGATGATCGACGCGGTGGCCTACAAGCTACACAACCCAAGCAGCCAACTGCTGCAGGTGGTGGCCTGATGCAAGCAAATGAACTGAGGGTTCCTGAACATTTAGCCCTGATAGACGACATGGCGAAGATTCACATTCTTGCCGAGGCAGCCTTGGCGCTTACTGCCAACAGTTCTGAGCGTCAAGTTCAGGCGGAAATCATCGGTGTCATCAGTGACATCACAGAAAAATGGGTGAAGAAAGCATGAAGCCAATGCAACTGATCGATGCCCAGTGCCGCGTAGAGCAGGCGCAACAGATCCTCAATCTGTGGCTGGAGTCCTGCAACGACGATACCGACCAGGTAGAGCGCACGATGGTCTGCGCAATGATCACTCTGCTGGATGGTGTGCCTGAGTCGATCCGCGCCTTCAACAACGGCGCACCAGCGGCTCAGCTGCGGGAGGCCAAGTGATAAAGATTCCCTACAGCGAAGCGGCTCAACGGGCTATCCAGCACGAAAAGGCCGAAGAGTTCATCCAAGCGGCCACGTTCTGGCGCATAGCGGAGTCATTCGCGGTGAAGCCGGTTAACCAAGATTGGGCAGCTACCCGCGCCGAGCTGTGCGAAAAGCGCCACACCCTTTCAGAGCGCCGAGCGCTGTTGCAAGTAGGCGCCAGCGAGCGAGCAAAGGAGGCAGCGAAAACCAAGGCCAAGAAGAAGATGGCCGAGGCGCTCGAGGCCCATATCAAGACCACCAGCGAGGAGGCGTAAACATGGGGCTTCACAACACACCATATGCATTTGGCGTGACGTCGATTAGTAAGGAATCACGCATCACTCACAGCCGCCGGCAAGCACGGAAGTTAACCCCTGAGCAGTTTCTCGCACTGCCGATGGTTAAAACCTACGTAGAGCAGCACCCAGATAGCGTGCGACGCGATCCCGATACCGGCGAGGTCTGGACAAACAAGCAGCTAACGCTGATGTACCTCGACGTCTGCCAGGCCAAGAAGTTGAAAAAAGCACTCGTTAAAGCAATGAAGGAGCACGGACTATGAACACCATTACCATTCAGAATGCGCAGTTGCCAGTTATCGAATATCAATCTGAACGTGTTGTGACACTGGCAATGGTGGATGCAGTTCACCAGCGCCCAGATGGCACCGCCCGGCGCAATTTTAACGAACACCGCAACCGTTTTATTGAGAATGAGGACTTTTTTGTAATTTGCGCGGACGAAATTCGTATGCGCAATATTTGTCCAATTTCCCCCAAGGCGCAAGGTGATGTGATCTTCCTCACCCAACAGGGATATCTGATGGTTACAAAACCATTCAAGGATGACTTGGCCTGGAAGGTTCAGCGTGAACTCGTGAATGGGTATTTCCGCCAGCGTCAGCAGCAACCTAAGACGCAAAACGAAATTATCGCCGCAATGGCTCTGGCCAACGTTGAGCAGGAACGGCGCCTGAATCAAGTAGAAGATCAGGTCGTGGCGGTAACCGAAACCATCGAGCAAATTAAGCGCGGCACGATCCCGGTTGGCTGGGCGGGATACTCATTGCTCAGGACTAAGTCAGGGCTGACTGATACCAAATGCCGGACTCTGGTCAAGGGCTACAACATCCCAACGGACACGATCACCATCATGACACCAGATGGACAGCCACGCCCTATGAAAATCGTGCTCGAATCAGCATTCATGTCCACATTCCGCCAAATGATGACGGAAGCTGAACCACGGGGCGTTCGCTGGTATCACCCGCAAATGGGCTTGTTCGAGGTTATCGGCTGGGAGGCCAAGCAATGATCGGTACTCAGAACCAAGTGATGAACTACGACCCGAACTACACGCTGTGCGGCCGCATGGCAAAGCAAACCGTCCGCCTGACGTTCGGCCAGTGGAAATACCGCACATCGGTAGACGTGATTGTCGGCGGAAATAGTAACGGGTTCAGCGTTATTGAGACCGCTATCGGTGTCGCTTATGAGCAATTGGGCACCATCCCGTTCTTCAATGACGATACCGGCAAAGATGACGAGATGGCGGTGATTAACATCGGCAACCTGCAGTGTATGGACGAATGCCTGGAAGGCGAGGATTGGCTGAAAGAAATGCTGATTGGCGCCGAGATCATCAACATTGAACCGGAGGCAGAGCAATGATGTTCCCAACCGATATTCTGCGCGCAGCCCTGTGCTGCGTAGCAAACGAGAATGAGCCTCGCGAATACCTGCAAGGGGTGTATATCACCCCCACTCACATCCATGCCACTGACGGCCGTGCAGCGGTGATGATGGAGCATGGTGCGGATACCGACATTGATAAGGTGTTTCTGGTCAAGGGCGACATTCCAGACAGTGCGGAAGCCACGATCATTAAACACATGGACGAGGGCTGGATGGCTATCCATTCGGATGAAGATAAGGAATTTGTCGGTTTCTGCGAGTTGGTGCCGCTGGATTGTCGCTATCCAGACTTCAGCAAAATCCTGCCAGCAGAGCCAGAGCCGTGCGACGTGCTGCCAATGTTTTCAGGTCACCTTTTGGCTCTCCCCTATCTGATGTTTGGGTCGGAAATCGGCTTTGCTGCCGTTCAGTTTAAGCCTTCAGGGAAAGGTGGCCCCTGCCAATTGATTTTAGACCCGGGCATTAACCGCCTGTACGGCAATCCGTTCTTGGTCATTATGCCGCTCCGCGACAACATCTTCGACCTGCTCGACGAGGTGATGAATGAAGAAGGTGCTTGAGCTGATTATGTTCACGCTGTTTTTCTCCAGCCTGACGGGGTTCGGGCTGGCGGCGGGATTCTTTTCATTCCTCGGTGCGGCCGAACTGATCGGGAGGGTTATCTGGTGAAAATCGACTACCAAGACCACGGCGCCACCGCCAGCATCACGCTGACCAGCACCGTGTTTGAGTTACGCCGGCATAACCGCGTCGTTGACACGGCCCTGTTTCTGACCAGCATCAGCGCGCACCGTAGCGGGTTGTTCTTCATGAAAACCATGCTATCTGGCCGTTCTGCGGCGGTGCTGAAGGCATACAAGGTTGTTCTGCGGGAGATGGCGCGATGAAGGAGTTTTTTAAAGTTCTCACCTTTATCGGAGTGACTTCAGTGTTCGGGATTCTCTTTGCGCTGCTGGTTTTGGGCGCCGCTGCGGAATCCCGCGAGTGGGAAAAATTCAAGGCAGAGCACAACTGCCGCGTCACCGGGAAAATGTCTGGCGACGTGAATGTGGGTTATGGCGTATCCACCAGCGGAAACTATGTTACCACCATCAACACCACGCCGGATAAAACCGGCTGGACATGTGACGACGGCGTCACCTACTGGAAGTAAGGAGCAGCGATGAGCATTCAAATTGACCAGATTCAACTCGTGGCAGCCATCGCCAAAGAGATAGACCGCCAACACCCGGGCGCCGGCGTAGAAAGCCGCTGCTTCAACACAATTATTCTGGCGGCGAATAACATCTGTCAGGAGTTCGCTAAGCCAGTGGTAAAGGCATCGGAGGGTATGGGGTTTGCTGACTGGCTCGCCAGCAACGACACCGGGATGAGCAGCCTGTTCATGGCATCCAAGCTGACCGGCATGTTCGAAGCTGAGTATGCCTATCCGCACGACCCGGCGGACTTTGGCCGTTGTCTGCGCCTGATTGAAGCCGTGCCGGAGCTGGAAAGTAAAATTCGTGACATGTCACAGCATGGCAAGGAGTGGGCAGTGGTCGCGGCTCATTGGTATGAATGGTCTGAGGTGTACCGCGCAGACGATGGGAAGCGACTGTATCGCCTGATGCAGCTTTGCTACGAGGCAGGTGTTTGATGGGTGAGTTTACTCCGATAAGCACCGTGGAAGAGCTGGCTAAGTTGAACGACGAAGAGATCATCGAGGGCTATCGTTCTGGCTACAAGGGCGACCCGGAGCCAGACAGCACCAAATCAAAGAGCTTTTGGCATGGTTACCGTAACGGCCTCGTCGATTCTGGCCGCTGGAAAGGTGACGAACACCAGACGGCATTAGCCCGCGATTGTATCGCTCATGGCATTTTTAAACCGCGACATTAAGGGGGCTGCGATGAAAAAACCAATAATTGACTTTTCCGAGCTGGTTACCATCGAAGACCACCTCAAGGCGCTGGTTGACGCAGAGGACTCAATCAGCCATATCGAGCACCAATTATCGGCATCTATCGATAATGACTCTGCCTGGCGCCACCGAGCGAATCATGCAATGGCAGCCTGGAAAGCAAGCCGGCGTCGTATCACTGCACGCCTCGCTGTTCTGCGTCAGCAGGAGAAGGTAAGGAATATGGAGATCCACCAGCAACACAACGATTTTCTGGTGAAAGAGCTCATGACAATGGTCTCGCCGGAGACATTCCTGGAATGTGATCGGCGCGCCAAGAAGAAATTGGAGGGCATCCAGTGAACAGAATGTTTTTGCTGATGGCTGAGTTTGAGACCACGGATATTCCCCTGGAGAAAATCGCGGAGAAATACCTCGGTATCTCAATCGAGTTAGCCAACAAGCGTGCGAACGCTGGCAAACTGCCCATCCCGAGTTTCCGGGCAGTAGACTCGAACAAAGCCCCGCGCCTGGTGTATGTGAAGGATTTGGCAGACTATCTTGATCAACGCACAGCAGCAGGAAGGGAGGAGTTCAAGCAGGTTAATTCGTAA